CAGAAATTAAATTCCGATTAATCACAATCGCAGAAAAAAGAAAGCGTCCTTACTTCGACATGATTGTAGTTAGAGAAGTGTATGAGGCATTCAAAAACAACACCTACCACGAATTAAAAAATTACGTGCTTGCTGAAATGGAAGTTTCTGTTTTGAACATGGTGGAGTTAGGCAGATGAACTACAAGGAAATGATGGCATTGCGTTGTGCTTACAACCATGGATTAAAGACTGCTGAAACAAGAGCAGCTGCATGTTTGTACGTAAAACTTAGAAGAGCCGGCCTGTTAGAGCAGCTTAAAGCACAACAAGAAACTCCAGCACCTACTGCTCGAAAGAAGATTTCAGAGAGAGCCAATCCAAATGATGTAAACCAACTCGTTAATTGGATGACTTCAAAATATGGAAGGCAAGCTGCACTTGCTAGACAGCTAGGGGTTAGTGCTTGTCTGGTTGAGAGAGTTAAAAACACTGGGACATGCACACAAGAAACATTATCGCGCCTAAAGACTGCCCAGCAAAATATCATCAAATTGGAGAAGAAGAATGAGAATAAGCGAAAAAGAGTTTGAGTCAATTCAAAACAAGCGGAATAACGCACAAAAAGGCACATTACAGCGCGATAAAGGCAAAAGTGATGCGTATGTACCACTTAAGGCAAAAATAGCTGATACAAGCGAAATTAGAGCGTTTTACGAAGATGGCTTAAAAGTCATTTTGGATTGTGAAATTAAAACTGCACCACCTTCAGTAAATCACTACTGGGTAGCTTCTGGAAAAAGAAGATTTTTAAGCAATAAAGCACGTGATTTTCATGATTTGGTTCGACAAGTTGTGCCGGCTCATAAATCAACTGCACGACTCAAATTAGAAGTGACTTTTCATTTCCCTACACGTCAATGCCGAGACATCGATAACTACCTCAAAGCGACTATCGATAGCTTAGTGAAATGCGGTCTGTGTGTGGACGATGAACAGTTCGATGAGCTTCTAGTAAAGCGTGGAAATGTCATCAAAGGCGGGCTTATTAAGCTCAAGGTTAGCGAGGTTTAGGAGATGAACATGCGTGTTGATAGTACAGCTTTTACAGACGACCCTCGCGCACGCGCGCGTTTTATCGAATCTAGAAAAAAAGCCAAAGGATTCTTGCTCAAACGCCGAGGCTATAAACGCCCAGACTTCAACCGCATGATTCTAGATTTACGCAACCTTGGATGGTCACACGAAAAGATTGCATACGTCCTTGATGTGTCGGGTGGCAGCACTGTTTCTTCTTGGTCTACTGGATCCATTCCAGAGTACATCCACGGTGAGCAATTCATCATGTTGTGGCAAGAACAAACAGGCATTGAGCGCGTACCACGTGAAGGCGAATGGCAAACATATAGATATGACATTGGGCAGCTTGATCTACTTGAAACTTTAGATGTTTTCGCTGCTCAGTTAGATGAGGAATTACAACAATGAAACCAGAACAGTTTATTCGTGAGTACGGGGTGGAGAAGGCGAGAGAGGTTGTTGAAGGCATCCCAAGCAAATATATGGAGTGTTACTACTCAACATTATGCTACTGCACCAAAGCAAAAAAGTATTCAGATCGTTTTAATCCAAGAATTGAACTTGTGAACATGGCGGATCTCAAACGCTTGGTGGAGTCTATTGATTTAGTCGAATCATGGGGTGGCATTGAGGACTTAAAACTATATGACTTGTCTCATTGCAAAGATAAACCTGAATCTGCTGGATACAAGCTGCTTAAAGCAATTGCTGATTACGAATCAATATACGGAGGCGGGGATGAATAGTATCTGGTTTACGTTGTTCTTCTGCTTATGCTGCTTCATTTGGGGTTTTGCATATTCGTATGGCAGTTGGATTGAGAAAGCAACTAATGGCCAGCCTTTTGAATCGAAAGGCAAGGTCTACAAAATCATTGAATTGGATGTTGTGGAGAAAGGAGCCAGCCATGAGTGAGTTTAAAGTCGGGGATAAGGTTGTTTTGAAAAACAGTAGCCAAGACAAGGTAATGACTATTCAAGAATGCTACAAGGAATTCATTCGAGCATATTGGGATGACAAACATTATTCATTTGCTCATGAAGTTAATTTTCGTTTTGCCACCCCCGAAGAAATCGCATTAGGCCACCGCATTGATAAACCATCGGACTCGAGGGAATTAGAAACCCTAGACAAACTAGAAAACCACATCAGCCCGCTGTGTAAATCAAAGGATGTTTGAGATGGATAAGTGCAGAGAAGAATTTGAGAAACATTTTTTAAGTTTGAAATTTGCCACAGAAGGAGTTGCTCAAACTGTTCTTGACGCTTGCACCTTTGATAAAGATCAAAATGTATATCTTCCTAACATGGAATGGTTTTTACATAACGATGATCAAGAAGGTGTTGTGTATTGCAGTATGTTAAACACTTGCTACATGTCGTTTCAGAGCCGCCAGACCGAGGTAGATGAGCTGCAAAACCTATATACACAACAAGGCATAAATATGCTGAAGCTGCAAAAGCGGGTGGATGCGGCACTTAAGTTAATCGAATCATGGAATGAAATTGCTTTTGATAAAACCACTCATTGGACAGAAGGTTATGAAGAAGGCTGCTACCACTGTGCAGCGCAGTTAGAGCAAGCGCTCAAGGGGGAAGGATGAAAGACTTTGCGGTAGCAATTATCTACGGTGCAGCGCTATTCGTATCAATTAAGTATGCATGGCGTGGGTACAACGGTGAGCTTTCAACACCTGCAATTATGGAGTGGTTTGGCAGAGGATTCTTTTTTGCTTGGGGCGTGATAGCGGCAACATTAACTGTGTTTTTGATTATTCGTTTAATTACGGAGTATGTCAAATGACCACATTCAAAGAATGCAACCATATCTACCAATATTGCTGGATTTATAAAGCATACTTATGCATACATTGCGACAAGATGAGGGTTGAAGATGAACATTGAAGAGATTAAGAGGAATGCGCCAGAGGGGGCTAGCCTTTATCTTCATGGAGGAGATGGGTACTTAGATCATAAAATTATCTACTATCGCTTGGATGTGGAAGGTAAACTTACGTTTCATGCAGATTCAGAAGATATATGGCTACCTTGTCAAAATCCTAAAATAGTTCCTCAGCTTAAATTATTGTTAGATTAATCACCCAACAAACCCCAACTTAATAAAAACAACACTAGCCCTATTCACAACGAATGGGGCTTTTTCATGGCTGCTAAACGAGAAATTAAAACACCTGGTGTGACTGCTGAACCTATTCAAGAAGAAACAGTAGAACCAACACTACCTAAAACTACTGCTGAGCAGGCAGAAGAATCATTAGACGCAATCAATAGTGGTGAATCTGAGGGCGAAAAAGAGCCATCTCAAGAAGAACTATTGCGCCAAGAGTTAGAGCAGATGCGCGCTCAACTTGCCGAGCTAAAGAAGTCTACGCAAACAGAAGCGCCAAGTGCCGCTGGTGCAGCACAGCCTAAAAAACGCATTCCAGTTTTGACTGAAAAGGGCTGGTCAACTAAGGAGGCGGACTAATGTGCGGAGGCGGATTAGGGAAACTCATTTCAGCTGCGACTGACATGGTTGGGCTTACAGATACCAAAGGCGCTTCAAAAGGTTTTGATGCAGAAGCAGCAGATGCGGCCGCAAAAAACCAAGCTCAATTAGATGCAAATGCAGCAACGGCAGAGCGTCGTAAACGTAATGCTTCAACTGTTTTGGCGTCTGCTACAGACAACCAAAAGAAAACAACTTTAGGCGGCTGATATGAGTGAGCTAGTAGCAAGGTTATGCAAACGCTTAAGCGAGCTTAAAGCAGCGCGAAACCGCTTAGAACCGCATTGGTCTGAGTGCTATCGCTATGCGGCCCCTGAGCGTCAGCAATCGTTTATAGGTGATGATGTAACTGATACACGTAAGACACAACGAGCTGAGCTATTAGATTCAACACTATCAGAAGCAACGCAATTACTTGTATCAAGCATCATTTCAGGAACCACACCAGCTAATGCACTGTGGTTTAAAGCTGTGCCGAATGGTGTTGATGATCCAGCAGAGTTAACAAAAGGTGAGAAGTGGCTTGATGAAGTGTGTCAATTCATTTGGCGCAACATTCACGGGGCTAACTACGATAGTGAAATCTTTGATTTAGTTCTCGACTGTGTGGTTGCAGGTTGGGGCGTAATGTATGCGGATGTAGATCGTCATGCAGGTGGTGGCTATGTATTCCAGACATGGGATATCGGGCAATGCTATCTAGCTTCAACACGTCAAGATCAGAAAGTTGACACACTCTATCGCGAATATGAAATGACGATGGCCGCGTTAGTCAATGAGTATGGCGAAAACAAGGTCAGTGAGAAGGTCCGCAACACTTACAAGTCAAAACCAGATTGCAAGGTTAAGGTTTTGTGGGTAGTTGAGCCGCGTAAAACCGGCTACATCAAAGGTGATCGTCAGTTGATGCCAAAGGAAATGCCTTTTGCGTCATATCACGTTGAAGTTGATGAAAAAAATGTTCTTCGTGAGACGGGCTACAACGAATTTCCTTTTGTAATTCCACGCTTTAGAAAGATTCCAAATTCAGTTTATGGGACTGGTCAGGTCTCTATTGCTTTGCCCGATGCTAAAACAGCTAACAAGTTAATGCGTGACACGTTGCGTAGTGCCGAAATTTCAACTCTAGGCATGTATGCAGGGGTAGATGATGGTGTTTTCAACCCAAGAACTGTGCGTCTTGGCGGTGGGAAAATCATTGTTGTTAACAATGTGGACTCATTGAAACGCATTGATGACGGCAAAGGGTATCAAGTTGGCGTTGATTTGTTAGCTCATCTTCAAGGTGCAATCCGTAAAAAGATGATGGCAGATCAGTTGCAGCCTGCCGATGGCCCAGCAATGACAGCAACCGAAGTGCATGTCCGTGTTGACTTAATTCGTCAGCAATTAGGGCCGCTGTATGGTCGTTGGCAAGCTGAATTATTAACGCCTTTGTTAGAGCGTACTTTTGGGCTTGCTTATCGTGCAGGTGTAATTGGTGAAGCGCCAGAAGAAATGCAGGGCCGCAATCTGTCATTCAAGTTTATTTCTGCTTTGGCTCGTTCACAGCAACTAGAAGAAGTCACAGCAATTGAGCGCTTCTTAGCTGGAATGTCGAACGTAGCTCAAATAGATCCTTCAATCCTAGACAACGTAGATATGGATGCCGTAGCGCAAGTTTCGGGTATGGGCTTAGGTGTGCCTACAGCAATTCTACGTACTCAAGATCAGATCGATGCAATCCGTAAGCAGCGTCAGGAAGCACAGCAACAAGCTGCACAACAAGAACAAGAGCAGGCTCTAGCACAACCACTCGCAAATGCAGTCGGTAAAGGCCTTGAGTCTGAATTAACCAGTGAGACACGACAATGATTAATGCCCTTTTTGTAGTTGCAGTTCTGGCCTTTATTGTGGCTGCCGCATTTGCCCTAGCTTACAAAGTTAGTGGTGAGGAATGGGAAGAAAAGTATTGGGCGGAGAACCGCTTGTACTTAGATACCACCATTCAATTGGCTAAGTCACAAGAGGAATTAGAGAAAGCCAATTCACGCATTCAGCAGCTTGAAGAAAGCCTCCGCAACAAGGAACAGAAGCCCGAAGAAGTTGGAACTTTTGTTCAACATAGAGCATTGCGCCCAGCAACACCAGAGACATATCGGGTCGTGTTTGATCTTGATCTGAACGGGCAACGCATCCTTGAGCATCTGACCCAAAAGTATTGCCGCAATGCCTTCTCAAATACAGACCGTGAAACCAATTACAAGCTTGGTCAACAAAGCGTTGTGGCTGGAATCATCAATGAAATCAACAAAGCAAATGACCCAAATTACAGTGAGGTAGAGAACGATGCTTAATGAACAACAAGAGACAAACACAGAAAACGTTCAAGCAACTGAACAAACTCAAACAACACCTGTGGATACAGCAACGCCACCAGTTGAGAGCCAAACTCAAGAGCAGAAACAGCCAGAAAGTGAGACAGAAACCAAGCCAGATATTCCTGAGTCTGCGGATGCTTACAAAGTGGAGTTGGAAGGCTTTGATTTCGATGCATTCAAGTCTAATGAAGATAACAAAGCTTTTTTAGAAAGTGCTCATCAAGCTGGACTAACTAATGAGCAAATGTCGGTGGTGATGAAGGCTTATGACCAGCATACAGCCGTGCAAGTAGAAGCACTTCAACGGGATTGGGGTAACGATTACGAAGCTAACTTACGTTTCGCCAATCAAGCAATTCAAGCGGCTGGGCTTCAAGTTGCGGATGTTGATTCTCCAACATTCGGTATTCGTCTAGCTGCCTACTTTGGCAAGGCATTACAAGAAGATATGCCGCCTCAAAACACCCAACAAAGCGGTGCCGAGAACATTCAAGAATTAATCGCATCAGAGGCATACATGGATGAAAGTCATCCCGACCACAAACGTGTCACTGCCCAAGTTCAAAGTTATTACCAAAAAGCATACGGCTAGGGGGCTAACCAATGGCGAATGAAAATAAAATTACGGCAGCGTTTGTACAACAGTTTCATGACACGTACGAAGTTGCCTCAATGCAAAATGAGTCACGATTACTTAAAACAATTGTGAACCGTGGAAAAATTGTCGGTGAATCATTCACTGTAAATGATATGGGTCAAGTCGAAATGTCACCTTCTGGTGCGCGTTTTGGTAATACTAATTGGACTATTCCAGACGCTGGCGTACGTACAGCGCTTATGTCAGATTGGGATTTATTTATTCCGATTGAGAACCGTGATATTCCAAAGTTAAAGGCGCATCCAAATGACAAGTACATGAAGAACTTGGTTAGTGCCCGCAATCGTACGACAGATGACATCATTTACCAATCTCTAATTGGTAGTGTTACACGCACCACTGTAGATGATGCAGGTTCTAAAACTGTTTCTCAGGTTGCTTTACCAAACACTCAGATCATTCTTTCAAGTTTTGGACCACTGAAAAAGCAAATCATTAAGGCAAAAACCCTATTCCGAACCAATGAGTGTGACGAAAAGAATGGGGAAAAATTATATATGATCTACGATTCACATATGATGGAAATCTTCCTTAATGATACTACTCTCACCAATGCTGATTACTTGAAAATTCAGATGCTTCAAGAAGGTCAAGTAACGACAAATTGGCTTGGTGTTGAGTGGATCCCTTACGAAAAACTCAACAATGGTGCTGGCGGTGCTACAGAGCGTCGTACAGTGATGTATGCGGGAACTGCTGCACACTTTGGTGATGCAGACATTACAGGTTTTGATATTTCTACTCGTCCAGACAAGAAGAATATCAAACAGGTTGGTGGCGTTCACTCATTTGGCGCGGCTCGTGCCAATGAGAAGAAAGTGGTTGCTATCGACTTCTTAGTGTAAGTGCTTTCACCCCACTGTTAGGGCAGGCGGTGGGGTGCTTTTTATACTCAACAAAACACCTTTAAACCCCGAAGAAACTATCCAAAAAGCTTCGGGGTTTTCTTATGTCTGTATCAAAAGTCACCATTTGCAATAATGCATTGAGCATGATTGGTGGGCAGCAAATTGCCAGTTTTGAGGAAGACTCAAAATTAGCTCAAACGTGCCGTAATATTTATGATACTACGCGTTTATCAATACTGCGCTCACATCCTTGGTCATGCGCCAAAAAACGGCAAATCTTATCTCCAATCTCTACATATCCAAGCTTTGGCTATGCTCATGCCTTCCCATTGCCGAGTGATTACGTCCTGATTATTTCAGCCAATACTGAATGCTATGAAGTAGAGAATCGTCATATCTTGGCAAATGCTGAAGTAATTCACCTTGAATATGTTTTTGACAACGATAACGAGCAAACTTGGGATGCAATGTTGGTTGAAGCTATGACGTACAAAATGGCATCTAAGCTTTGTAAGCCAATCACGGGAAGTGATGCGGCTGGTCAATCAGCAGAAGCGCAATTCCAGTTTTTGATTAAGCAAGCACGTACAGTGAATGGTCAAGAGCGACCAAGCCAAGACGTTCAGTATGCAGAATCAAGTTACTATTGGGAGCGCTTCTAATGAGACAGTGGATCCTAAAAAATAATCTGAGTTCTGGTGAGTTAAGCCCGTTACTTTGGACACGCACAGACATTCAGCAATACGCAAACGGTGCTAAAAAATTACTTAATGCATTGCCTTTGGTTGAAGGTGGGGCAAAGAAAAGACCGGGCACAAAGTTCCGTTCTATTTTTGCAGGTGCATTGCGTTTAATTCCGTTTATTGCAAACTCAGAAAACACCTATTTGCTTATCCTCGGTGTGTCTTTCCTCAAGGTTTACAACCCAAGAACGTATGCAGTTGTTTATGAAACTGTGACACCTTACAACACGGCCCAAAAAGTACGTGAAGTACAGTACGCACATACTAAATACCGCATGTATTTTGTACAAGGTGATACACCTGTACAGCGCTTGCTGTGTTCTGCCGACTTTACAAACTGGCAATTTGCAGCTTTTACCTTTGGTGTGAACCCTAATGATGAGTTAGGCAGCACTCCAAACGTGGCATTGACACCATCCGGTACAGAAGTTGGAAAAGTTATTTCCTTAACTGCTTCATCATTCCCAAACTGGTCTAATACTGAGACTTACTTAACAGGTGATCGTGTAATTCACACAAGTAAAACTTGGCGTGCAACGATTGACAATAAAGGGATTGAGCCTACTGCAACTACTTCGGAATGGGAAGAAGTGACAAATGAAGCAGCTAACGTTTTTACACCTTCAAATGTAGGTTCAATTATTGAAATTAATGGTGGGCAAGTAAAAATAACTCAATATGTAGACCCTTCTCGTGTAAAAGGTGAAGTTTTAGTAAAACTAACTTCTGCTGTTCAAGCTATTGCAAAGTCTTGGGTTTTAAAAAGTATCGCATTTAGTGCTACAGCGGGTTACCCAAAGGCAGTGTGCTTCTTTAAACAGCGCTTAGTATTTGCTAATACGAAAACAAGCCCTAACCAGATGTGGTTTAGCCGGATTGGTGATGACGGCAATTTCTTAGAGACAACTGAAGATGCGGATGCGTTTAGTATTGCTTCAAGCTCCGCTCAATCTGACAATATTTTGCACCTATCACAGCGTGGTGGTGTAGTTGCATTAACTGGTGGTGCTGAGTTCTTAATTAACTCTCAAGGCCCTTTAACACCAGCTTCAGCACAGATTGATGAGCATACTTCTTATGGTGTTCAAGCAAATGTTAAGCCTTGCCGCGTGGGTAATGAGCTTCTCTTTGTTCAGCGTGGTGGTGAGCGTTTGCGTGCGATGTCATACCGTTATGAAGTTGACGGGCTTGTCTCGCCTGAATTGTCGCAAATTGCCCCGCACATACCTGAAAACCATGCTGGGATTAAAGAATTAACTTTCCAGCAGACACCAAACTCTATTGTATGGATTGTTATGGGTGATGGTGCAGTTTCAAGTATCACACTAAACCGCGATCAGGAAATGAATGCTTGGTCTCAGCACGATTTTGGTGGACAGGTTTTATCTATCTGCGCCTTGCCAACTGGTTTAGGTGAGGATCAGTGTTTCATGCTTACTAATCGTAATGGCTCTACAGTTTTGGAAGAGTTTAGCGAGTCTGCACAGAGTGATTGTGAGTTCGACATCAACGTGACTAATGGAGTTGGATCAATTTTAAATCTTGATATTCAGGTTTTAGATAATCCACTGGTTAATTTTAATAATGCGGATGGATATTTCTATTCGACTTACACAGTAAGTGGCACCAACATAAATCTATCTAACACTGATCTAACCCAAACAGTACATCTTGGCCAACCGTTTAAAACTGAAATCGACCTATTGCCACCAGACTTTAGCCAAGTACCAACAACTGCAATGTTTCATAAGATTCAGGTGCACGAAATGGCTATCTTTTTGAATGCATCGGTTGGTGGATATATCAACGGGCAGGAACTATCTACCAAGTATTACAACCAATCAGCGTTCGTAAACTTGCCTTACACTGGCTATGTGGTCGATTCATTTGTTGGATGGCAGCCGTTACATGAACTTGAGGTCAAGATAACACACGACAAACCTATGCCTTTACACATGCAAAGTATCTCTATGTTGGTATCAATTAATGAGAAATGAGATGCAAGTACGGGCAGCAAACCTAAATGATTTAGATACGCTTGTTGATTTCGGCAAGCGTCTCACTAAAGAATCGCCAATCTTTTCAAAACAAGGATTTGATGAGCAAAGCGCATCTGATCTATTCGAATATTTAATTAAAAAACATAACTCAATTTTTCTAGCCTTAGATGAATATCAAAATCCAGTTGGCACAGTCATCGGTGTTATTGAAACGGACTGGCGAACAGGGCACAAATTAGCTTTTGAACAAGGCGTTTATGTACTTCCTGAGTACCGTAAATCTAATATTGCCAAGCTTTTAGTGAACACTTTCATTGGATGGGCACAGCTTAAAAATGCTGACCGTATCCAGATCGGAACCATGACAGGCATCCATGCAGATAAAACAGTAAAACTCTATGAAAGTCTTGGCTTTAATTTGATTGGCTATGTTCTTGAGATGGAGGTTTAAGCATGTGCAAAGGTGGTGCTATTTCTTCGGGCCTTGAAGCTGTTGGCAATATCTCAAATGCGCTTATGGCAGATGCTACAGCTAAGGGTAATGCAAAAACAATTCAATCCGTCTCCAAAGTTCAAAGCAAAAAGATTAAAGAACAAGGGCAGCGAGACGCATCAAGCGCTATGGCTGCGGCCGCTGAAAATGGCTTGGATGTAAATGTAGGCGTTCCAGCATTAATCGAAGATGAGATTTTAGGGGATGCAGCATATAACGCATCAATGAATATCAGTCAGGCTGGTTATAGTGCTTCAGATGTATTGCGACAAGGAAAGATGCAGCGTAATAACTATGGCTATAAGGCTGCAAGTGATGTTATTAAAACAGCAGCTCAAGCGTATGATGGGTGGAAATAATGAAAATTCCAGTTTCACGGGGACGTGTAGAGCCTCAAGCGCAAATGCAGACTTTTACACCAAATACGGGCTTAGCTGAAATTGGTCGTTCTATTGGAGGGGCACTAGAGGCTCGCAGTGAAAAACTTAGAGAAGAACAGGATAAAACAGAAAAAGCTGATTTTGCATTACAGTCATCCAAGATTGGTGCTGATATTAGCGTTGTAGATAATGATTTACTGCTAAAAATGCAGAGTGGGGAATTAACCTACGATAATGCCGTAAAGCAAAGACAGGAAAGCCTTGAGTCAATCAAGACGCAGTATAAAAATGTGGTGCCTAAGCAGTTTGAGCAAAACTTTAATAATTACTTTGAACAGCATTCTTATCAGAGTGCATCGAAGTATCTGCCTATTGCACAAAAATCAGAACAACAACAGGCAATTGTCCAGCTCAAAGGCATGCGAGAAAACTATCTTAAAAATCCTAATGCTTCTGAAAAAGAGGTGTGGAATGGATTGTCTTTGTATGCACAGTCCAAAGGTTTACCGTTGGCTCATGTTCAGGACACTTTTAATGAATACAAAAATAACCGTGCCAGCAATGATGTAACGACTTTCTACCAGGCGAATAAGTCTGACAATGAAAAGCTGACTGAACTCTCAACTCCTGAAGCTGTTATTGCAAAACATCCTAATTTAACTCAAGAACAGGCTGTTTACTGGAGTGGTCGAACATTAACCCAGATTGACCAGAATAACCGGGCAGTTGCCTTACAGCAAAAGCAGTTAGAAGATGACGCCAAAGACGCTGTTAATGAGATGAAGGCGGATATTGAAACAGGCTTGATCCCAAGTGAAGACGTGATTAAATCCCGTTTAGCACGTGTTAAGGGTACAGGGAAAGAATCTGAGTTTGTTCAGTACAGCGGAGCTTTGGTTGAAGTACAGCAGTTCATGAGACTGGGAGCGGATGAGCGTGAAGCTTACCTCAGTAAAAAGCGTTCAGAGGCTCAAAATACGGCGCAAGATAATGCTAAAGACGTGAGCTGGAAGTTAAACCTTCTGTCTAAAACGCATGAGAATATGTTGGGCTATGAGAAAAATAATTCAGCTCTGGCGTACTCAATCAAGACTGGTCAAGATCTAACTGTAGTACCTACTCATGCAATTCTCAGTGGCAACCCTGAAGCTATTGCAGCTCTATCCAAGAACATCAAATCTATTCATGCGAACAATATATTGAACGGGACTGTAGGGTCTTTAAATCCATTCACTACCCAGCAGCAAGCTGAACTAAAACAATTCTGGGAAAAAGCTAGACCAGGGGATAAGTTGAGTTTGCTAACCAGTCTTTACAAATCCAGTGCGGGTAATGCCAATGCATCCAGAGATATGATTAGTAGCATTGCTGGCGAAAGCGGTGCATATCGATTATCTGCTTCACTTAATAATCGTGGCTTGCAAGATATTGCTGGGCAGATTATTACTGGGCAGGATCTATTGGATAAGAACTTGGTAAAAGTTGATGACAATGCCCTAAGAACCTATACCGCAACCTACTTAGCTGGCATCACTTCACCAGGTAAACCAGACTTTCAGATTTATTTGGAGTCAGTCAAAGCTAACTATGCTTATTTGGTTCAAAAGTCCGAGAAAGTAGCCGATTCAAAGGGAAGTATATTAAATAAAACCATAGATGAGGATTTGTTCAATAAAGCAATTCTAAATGTAACTGGTGGCAAGTTCACTTCAGGGGGATTTTTCGGAAGTAAATCGGTAGTACTGCGGCCTCATACCGTTAGTGAAAAGGCTTTTCGTGAGCAGCTGGAAAGCTTTAACTCTCGTAATGCCAGAACCTACGGCGGATCTGATAAAGACTTCTTCTTGGATCTGCCTTTAGAACAAGACCCTAAAAATCCATACGTCTATTACTTCAAGAATGGTACCAAGTACATCATGGATGCCACCGATAAGAAGCGTCAAACACGTTTAACATTTAAAGTGAGATGAGGTAAAGATGGATTTTTTAGCAGATGATGAATTAACGTTAAATCAAGAAGATCCTCGCTTCAAACCTAAGAGTGAACGTGGTGGATTTAGCGACGGGGCTTTGGGTGTTGTTTCTGGTGTTGCCATGGGTACCGTTGAGGCTGCCACTGCTCCAGATGCCTTAATACGGGGAGATAAGAAAGCAGCTGCATTGAGAGCGCAAAACCTTGAGATTTTTAAACCTGATGACTTGGGGGGAGTCGGTGAGTTTACTTATGGGCTTACTAAAGACTTTACCCGTATTGGATGGAACGCCGTCACTACTTTGGGGACTGGCGGTGTACCAGGCTTAGTTTTGAACTCTGGGCTATTTGGGTACCAGACCTTTGAAGCGGAGAAATCAGACTTACTGAATAAAGGGGCAGACATAAAAACTGCTCAAACTGGTGGAGCGATTAAAGGGGTTACAGATGCTTTGGGTTTTGCTATTCCTACCCATGGTGTTGCTAAATCGGTAGTAGCTGATGCTGTGGCTACTACTGCGCTGGCTACTGGAGCTGGCGTAGCTGGTGATTATCTGGAAGGTTCATTTCTTGAAAACAATGAAAATAAAAAGGTCGCTCAATACGGTGAAGCATTAAAGGAAAATGCTTTAAGTCCATCCACATTAGCAGCAAACGGCGGGATGGCACTCCTACTCAACTTGTGGGCCAATAAAGGTCGATTGAGACCTGAGCAGGTAAAAGAACACGGTAATGTTGATACGATGAATGATGCTGCTCATGTACAAGCGAACCTTGAGCATGCAGAAGGGATGAATCCTTTTAATCCAGAAAATGCAAAAGAAGCCAATTCACACTTTGATGCACTGGATAGTGCAATGGAGAGTGCATTGAATGATGAGCTGGTCAGCTTAAAAGCACCAGTGAGCGGAACACCCAAAGCAGTCGTAACCAGTACGCCAGTGGCATCAATAACAGGTACACCGAAAGCTATCGTAAGACCCGGCACTATCAATACGGATGAACATCAAGCACCAGTAATGGCGGAGCTTTTGACTAATCCTGTATTTGATAAAAAACCTTGGACAAAAACGATTGTCCAGGAAGCCTCTAAACGGGGTATCAATCCAGTAGATGCCTTAATCATTTCCCATTTAGAAACTGGTGGCACCTTCAGTACTTCAATCCAGCCAAAGGGCAGAAATGGGGAGTTGCTTTCATCGGCCACCGGCTTATTTCAGACTTTGGATAGCACCTTTGCCCGTATGGGGGGTAAGAATAAGTTTGATGGTAATGATCAAATTAAAGCGGGCCTGAACTACTACGAGCACAATGCCAAGGTTTTCCGCAGCCACTTTAACCGAGACCCTAATGGCCTAGAACTTTACTACCTGCATTTCTTTGGTGAAGGTGGTGGACCAGTCTTTTTGAAAGCCAAGGATAATGAGCTTTTTGTTGATGTGGCCACACGCTGGAGTAAAGGGAACAGTAAAAAAACTGCACGTCAAATAGCAGAAGAAATTACATCCTCTCATAAGTTTAATGGCATGACTGTTGGACAGGTAAAGGCTAAATACGAAAAGCGCTGGAATGAAATTGCGAGTCTTTATAGTGATGTTCGTGCAGATACCTCAGCAAGATCTACCGAAGTTCGAGGGAGCGAATCAGAGTTCCCACAGTTTGAGTCTGATATAGCAGCACCGCCTACTTACAAGTCCCAGTCTGATGCTGAAATTGAGGCCATGCCTTTTGTACTCAGTGCAGATGAACATAGTGTTAAATCACTTCAAGAGGAGTTTGAAGCTTTATCTTCTCCTTTGACTAAAGAGGATTTGGAATATCTGAAAGCTACGGCGCATTACCAATATTCAGATACTAATGCTTATCGAGCGCCGTATGTAGAACCACGGGTCGATCTGTCTGGAACAAGTAATAGTGCTAATCGTACTTTAGACACACTGGAATCTGACCTTTACCAACTTGAGCCAAAACAACAAGGAGTTGTTGTTGCAGATTCTGAGTCGAATATTTCAGATATCAGTACCAGAACATCCGATCCACATATTCTGCAAAACTCTATCGCTGAAGGCATAGATAGTTGGATTCCCACCAGGTCACAAAATTACCTTAAACGAGAACGCTCAGCTGAGGGTGGGGGCATCATTCAAGAACTACACAATAAGACCTCTAATACAACTTTTCAGCGGCAAGTCAATCAGGACGGCACTATTAGCCCGGTAAAGGCTACACGTAATGGCGAAGACCTGTTTGCTCATCCTGCAAATGGTAAAGCAGATAGTGCTGAACTAACTGCAGTACAGCATAAGGCTGCTCAGGCATTAGAGCGGGAGTTCTGGAAGCCAGGTAAGGTCAAAGTCGATGGTGCACCAGACTTAACCAAGTCCAGTAAAGGTGAGTACGGTTCATTCACTGACACGGCAGATGGTAGGGAAGCGGTTTCAATTCTGGAAGCAGATCCCGACATGGAAGTAACTTTTACTCGTCTGGATGAAAACGGGAATGAAGAAATTGTGACGATGTCATCCCGTGATTTACTGGACTATGTCAAAGAGCAAGAAGAAATCGCAAAAGACGAAATTCAGGCAGTGAAAGCATTGGCTAGCTGCGCATTAAGATTTGGGAGTGAAGCAGCATGAGAGCTGAATGTAGAGAACAAGTTGCAAAAGCCTTAGGCAAAAAAAGACTCAGTGCAGCTGATAGTAATCGCATTTCATCACTGTATATTCGAGCACAAAATACGTTGGCTAGAACTGATGCAGATTGGATTTTCAAAAGTCCTGCTGAGCGCGCGGAAGCCATTGCTCAGAAAACAGCTACAGATCTCGCCGTCCAGATTGCCAAGAATAATCAAAATATTGCCAGAGATGCTGTCATTAAGGCGCAGGTGCAGAACGAAATCTATAACCATCCTAAATTAAATCCGGTCCAAGCTTTAATGCGGAAGATTGCATACTTCTCGGATCAGAGTGGTATCCAGTCTATAGAGAAGCAATCCCAAGCCTTGCACAGTCGCTGGATGTCATTGGTTGCTGATGTGTTTACCAAGACACAAGAGCGCTTTGGTATGTCAGTGAACAAGGCAATGACTGATGACATTATCCGGGTCATGTTTGGTGGCAAGTCTGATAATCCAGAAATTATGGCGATGGCCAAGGAAGTAAGCACCGTCCTAGAGGAGATGCGTTTAGCCTTCAATCGGGCTGGAGGGAATATCAAAAAGCTCGATAACTTTGGCTTTATGACCTCACATGATCAGAAGAAAGTAGCCCTAACAGATCAATCAGAATGGGTGAACGATGCCTTAAACGGTTTAGATCGCAATCAGTATGTCAAAGAGACTGGTGAGCTGATGGATGAGCTGGAACTGAGGTCCATGCTTGAAGATGTCTATAAAACAATTTCAACCAACGGCGCCAACAAGGACTTATTGGTACTGAATAAGCAGGCCAAAGCAGGAGCATCACCGGTGGGCGGTCGTTCTAAGATGGCAAATCGTCACCAGGAATCACGTGCTTTGCATTTCAAGGATGGTGACGCATGGCTGGCGTATCAGAAGAAATATGGAACTTATGATGAAGCAGGGTTTCATGAAATTCTGAAAAACCATACTCACCGCATGAGTACAGAAGTGGCCATGATGCAGAACCTTGGGTCCAATCCTCGTCATACGTTTGAATCTCTATTGGATGAAGCCAAGATCAAACTGAAAGCAGATCCACAGAATGGATTGAAACATGGCGAAATTGATAAGCAGGCTCATCGAGCCATGTCGATGTACAACACTTTGGATGCCAATACCCGAGCAATTGATTCAACTCTGGGGAATGTTATGGGGGGACTTCGTGCCTTAATGGTTTCATCTAAATTAGGTAGTACCACGCTGACGACCTTTGGCGACCATGCCAGTATGAAGAAGGTCGCTAATATGCTGGGTCTGTCTTATACCAAATCCATCCTCCCTGAATACATGAAGCAACTGAAACAGGGTGCCACACGTGATGAAGCCCTACGTTTTGGGCTTGGTATCACTGAGATGGTAGGCGGTATGTCTCGCTTTGGAGATGCTGATGTGGTGAGTAGTGCCACTAAATCAGGCCGCTTTAATGCGCGTATGCAGGCCTTTGCTGCAATGACTATGAAAGTGTCAGGATTAAACGCCGTGACAGCCAGTGCTAAACGAGCGCTTAATCTGGTGCATATGAATAAGCTGGCTGAAATGACTCGTAAAACGGATTGGAAGGATCTTGGTGCGGATGATCTTAAGATCCTACAGGGGAACGGTATTACCGAACGTGATTGGCAATTATGGCAGCAGCTGGAGCCAAGTAAACGTGAAGATGGGACGGCGGTACTTTCGCAGAATGATTTTTTTAATGCACCAGATGATGTGATTAAGCAGTTTTTGCCATTGGACAAGCAGGATAGTGCGAACGCCATTGCTGACTTCCGCTATAAGGCTGCAATGAAGTATCAGACTCATATCTTCAATGAGGAGTCAGTCGCTATTATTGAAGCAGGTGTACGTGAACGTAGCATCATTAACTTGGGCGAAGCTGGTACCATCCAAGGGGAATTAGGCCGAACCTTATTTCAGTTCAAAGGCTTCCCATTGGCTTATATGTTCCGCATTGGACACCGAGCCTTTGCTCAGGGAGATATTAAGAGCCGAGTAACGTTCCTAGCTTCATTACTGGCTTATCAAACTTTAGCAGGTGCATTGATCGTTCAGACTCAAAACTTGGCAAATGGCAAAAATCCAGAGCCAGTATTCACCATCGATTTCTTTGGCAAATCTATGCTCAAAGGTGGTGGGCTTTCCTTCTTGGGCGATATTATGTCTGCGCTTTCAGATCCTACTGGTAGAAGTGCATCCGACTTTATCAGTGGCCCATTATTAGGCCAGAGCATGAAGTTGGGTATGCTGCTGACTGGTATGGGGAATAACATCATTGAAGGGAAGGAATCTACCCGTATGATGGAGGTAGCCAATACCCTAAAAAGCAATATTCCATTGCAGAATCTTTGGTACAGTAAGCTGGTCGTAGATCGAATGCTGTATTCCAAAATGCAGAATATGATTGATCCTGATTATTTACCAAGAACACAGCAGCGCCTGGAGAACCTAGGTAATAGTTACTGGTGGGATTTATCGGAATAAAATTAGGAGCTTCGGCTCCTCCTTTTTAATGGCTCTGCGGAATATGATGTGTAAATCTATTCTATAGAGCCTTTTTAATTATTAGGATGGCTTGTATAGGCAAGTAGATTAGTGCTACATACGTATACAAATCTGATTTTGAGAAGGTGATAGAGTGAAAATATACATTGGATTATTATCAATAACTTTTTGCTCCATTGTGTATTCTGGTGAAGACATAATTAGCCCAGATATACAAAAATATTTAATTCTTAATGATTCTGTATTTACCGATTATAAAAATACTAAAAATAAAATTACTTATGCTTATATTGGGTTACAGGACAATCTGTTTTGGTACATGGGGTGCTCCAAAACAATCATTAAAGGTTTGCCAACTGTAGATTGCTTAATCCTATCCAAAGATAATCGTTTTGCTATGCATGTTGCTCCAGAAGGAACGATGGTTCTTTTTTGATAGAGAAAATTTTGTTAAGTCTAATAAATATTTATTTGAAGTAAATTATCGTATAGATGGAAAGCCAATGCAGACATTGCCTAGCACCATTATTACACCTTCGGCTAAAACAAATAGTTTTATAGCGAGCTTATTAAAAGCAAATCGCTTTAACTATTCAATCAAATCAGATAATAAATATGCATCATATAAGTATGATTTGAAGGGGTTAGATTTGGTCTATGGATTAGCAAAAGAAATTGTTGAATTAAATAATTAGGAACTGATGCATGAAAAGACTACTTGGGCTAATGACATATCTATGCAGTTCTATTGTTATGGCCACTCCAATTACACTTCAACATTCTAAGACCAGCTATGTGAACTCTGGGATCTGTTCCGCAGTGGTGGATGTAACGATCCATGATTTTCTTGGAACCTATGACAAACTGTATTTAGACCTTGTGGCAAAGGATAAAGCCGGTAGAGTGCAGGGGACTTCTGAGAATGTAATAACCTACGGCGATATACAAAACCTTCAAGGTAAAGCATTTGGGAATGTCTTTATCGAATCAGAGACTATGTGCGGAGCGGGTCGCACTTGGACAGTTCAAGTTAAGCGCGCCGTCCTGGTCGCAGATGGTAAAAGAGAAGACCTACTGAAGGCTAAAAAAGTTCATATTGATGACTTCCAGCCGATGAAATTTAAAGTTAATTGAGACTCTTGTATATGCTTACTATTTTTCAATTCTATAACTGATTTACAGCTATAAATTAATAAATAAAGTTGAAAGTATTACTCACCAAAATAAATACTTATCTGATCGATTTAAGAAGGTTGTGGAGTGATGAAAAGATTTTGGGAAAAGGTAGGAAACTTTTACATTTATTCTTTATTTGCCGGACCTGTTGCCATGGTTTTCTTAATGAGTGGCGATCAAGATTATATAGTAAATAAGATTTTAACTTTTTATTTTATGGGAGTCTTGGCTTTAACAATTGTTCTTTGGCCAATCTTAGCTTTTATAGGTAGAAAGAAACGATCATAAAAATAAGGCTGCATTTGCAGCCTTATTTGTTTTTGATTAACGACCACCTGGGCGACGATCAGCTGCACGATCTCCACAAGATGAACCATCTTTAGCAGACTGCCAGCTATGGTCACATGGGCCAGCAAAAGTCATAGTTGTAGGTAAAGCTAAAATAGCTGCAAGGATTAAAGATTTCATTAAAGGTACCCCTAGTTGTTGTTTGCAAATTTGCTCACTAAGCATACATTTTAAATTATTAATATTCTATGACTACCAAAGTAGGACACCCAACAAACCCCAACCGAACCCCTTGTATATATGAACTATATGCGAGGGCTTTTTTATGCGTGATGATCAAATAGCAGAATTAGAAAAACTTCAGGAGATGATGACCGATGATATGTTGAAAATCGGGTTCGCTGCTGTTGATTTAGGTTTTGAGTCAAAAGAGGACCGAGGCGATAAGGTTTGGCTATATAAGGGGTTTAACCAATGTAGCTCAGCAGTTGCAAAGATTAGCCAAATAATTGGAATGAAACAGGGGACTATTCCGCCTGCAAGTACAGATGAAGAAACACAAAGAAAATATGAGGAAAATTTAAAAAATAAAGCCAAAGCGATTATTCAAAGTGTTAAAGCTAAGTCAAATTATAGTTAATTATGAAAGCATCTTTTGCTGAATTCTATGTTCTTTGGGATGAATACTTAGGGCGGGAAACGCCCTTATTCCACATTGAAACATGTGAATGGATGGAAAATCTATCTGATGAAGTTGATAACCTTCTCATGCTTCCACGTGGGCATAATAAATCAGGGATAGTAACTGTATTTAATGCTTGGCGCTTCTATCGTGATGTTGATGATTTAGTACTACATCAAGGAGCAACAAATATTGATGCTCTTAAGTGTAGTCGTGCAGTAGTTCGTATTCTTGCCAATCACCCACTTTGTAAACTTAATAATGTAAAGAAATCTCATGGTGGTGTTATTAAATGGTGGGTAGAAGGCTCGAGTGATGAACAGTATGGTTCTATGTATGCGCGAGGCATTTTATCAAGCGTAACTGGACAACGTGCCAAACATATCCAAAACGATGACGTAGAAGTACAGAAGAACGTAGCGACAGAAGAAAATCGAGAAAAATTAAAACATAGCCTTACAGAACAGACCCACATTTTAGTACCTGGTGGAACAAGCTTATTTATTGGAACTCCACACAGCTATGAATCTATCTATAAAGAAATGATTGAGGCGGGGGCGAACTGCTTTATTAGACGGATGTTTGAACATGAATATCGAATAGAGGGGCGAAGAGAAGCAGTTCTAAACTTCTATCCTGAATATGTTTTTAGTGGCATTCATAAATATAGTAAGTGCCTAGAAGAGAATAAGCACTACACAATAGAAAAACATGGCAATGGCTATAAAGTAACACTTCTTGATGACTATTCATTTGTTGACTTTTATGCCAAAGCACTATGGCCTGAACGCTTCACTAAACAGGAAATGACAAAACGACGTAAAAAGTGTCGAACTATCAATGAATGGGATTCACAATACCAACTACATGCTAAGCCTATTGGTGATGTTCGTCTTGATCCTGACAAGTTGATCCCATATGACTGTGAACCAACTTTAAAATATGCCAATGGCGTTGCATTAATGATGTTAGGCAATGTCAGAATTGCTTCTGCTTCTCTACGTGTTGATCCATCTGAAGGGAAGAAAGATTCAGATATCTCATCTGTTGCACTAATTCTTCATGATGAACAAGGCCGAATGTACTGGCATAGATCTATTAGCCTGAAAGGAGAAGTGGGTCCTACGGATGAATCAGGCCACAACATTATAGGTGGACAGGTCTATCAATTAGTTCAACTAATTAAAGAGTTTTACATTACTAGAGTGACGGTTGAAACAAATGGTGTAGGTGGATTTTTCCCAAGTGTTCTAAAGAGTTGCCTCAAACAACAAGGTGTTAGATGTGGTGTAACTGAAATAAAAGAAACTAAGAATAAAAACCTAAGGATTTTAGGAGCTATTGAAGGCCCATTAAATTCGGGTGTTCTATGGGCTCATGTATCAGTTTTATATGATCCAGATAAGCCAGAAGATGATAGTTTTGAAGTTCGTATTATGCGCTCATGGAATCCAGCAGTTACGAACCAGATTGATGATCCATTAGATTCATTAGCAGGTGCAATATCTGATGAACCTATACGCATAGGTAAAT